GCCCATAGTATTACTCCGTTGCGTTAGGGGCTGGAGCCCCGATGATGGCCGGTTGGCCGTAGCGAGAGCGCCGATTGGTTGTTTCCTCGCGGCGCCCTAACTTGATTGCCACCTCACGCCAGAGGCGTTGCCACTGCACCTTGTCGGTGTAGGGGAAGGTGGTGATGTCTACAGGGCCACTCTCGAAAGAGATGGCGGTGATGAGGAGGTCGAACGGCTGGCGAGTGTCGACTTCATAGGTGCCCTTTATGATGGCGGGATCGTTACCGATCCAAATGTGGATGTGGAACCGGGAACGCATGTTACCACCTGTAGGTTGTGGAGACTAAGACTGTGCCCTTCCAGATTACGGGCGCCGGGTCCCATGCAGAGCGGTCGGCGAAATAGCGCACGCTGAAGGACATGTTGCCTAGTCCAACCGAAACGCCGACCACGGGCTTAACCTGTAGGCGTGGGGAGTAGTTGTCGTGGACGGCGGCGCCTCCTCCAGAGGGGTAAACGGTCTGGCGCCACGTAGAGCGAAAGATGAAGGCCCCGGCTTCGGCGCCAAGATGCCAGTCGCCGTAGTGGAGGGTGGGGCCGATGGTGAGGGCGAGCCCTTGCGAATTGCCATTGCCGACGAAGCGCGATTGGTTCCCAGCACCACAATTGCTAATGCACGAGCCCGACTTGACGCTGTAGTTAGCGTCAGGCACCGCCATCGCATCCGAATGGACTGCGCCCAGGAAGACGTAATCGGCGTGCCAGTCGGCAGTCCAATGATTCGACACAGGGATGGCGCCAGTGAGACCGGCAGTGATGGCCGGGACGGTGAGGCGCAACGTGTGGGGCAGGCCTTGCTGATACCAGATGCCATCGGCTAGGGTTCCAAAGGTGGACGTTCCTATCCCCAACTCGAATTGTACTGGCGCAGCTATTGCCGGGGCCGCTATGGACGCCAGAGCAATTGCGGTTAAGGACAGGAACGTTTTCATTTTACCCCTCGATGGCGATGAAGCCGTCTTGCGCTTGCAAGAGGCACTGGTCGACAGCTTCTTGGACCGCGCCCTCGACGAGGCGAGCGTTGTCCTTCGCGGACTTCGAGATTTCCGCACCGATCACCGAGATGATGCGGTTGATCGAGCCTGGGGAAAGGACGATGGCCTGCTTGCCGGTGGGGCCGGTGAGTTCCACGAGGCCCTGAAGTTCGGAGCCCGACTCATACGACTCCTTGCGGCGGATTTCCAGCTTAGTCAGTTTCATTTTCTTGCTCCTGTCCATCGTCTAGGTTAGCTTGCTCAGTAGGTTCGACAAGGTCGTCGTCGATAAGTTCCGCAGGTTCCTCCAAAGATTCGTTCGCAAGCCGAAGCATATAGTGCGGGACGAGGTCGGAGATGGCCATCATGGGGCCGCAGTGACCGGCGTTGTAATCGATGCGGCGAAGGAGCAGTTCCAGGGCTTCACGGGGGCTCATGCTACCCCCTTGCGATCCAGTGATTCGATTGCGGCGAGGGCCAGAGCCGCCGTCTTGACGAAACGGTCCCGCGTCTCGGCAGGATTGTCGTTGAACCGCCTGTATTGGTAGCCGATGTATGCCCACCAGTCCTCTGAATAGTGCGTATCGTCGTGGGCGGGGCCGCCCCACTGCGCATCCTGATTGTTCCGCTCCTTCAGGATGTCGTCGAGTGCCCGCAGGCGTCCAGTGTTGCTCACAGTCGCACCTCGTCTTTGAAAACCATAGGGGTGCCGATGTAGATGGCGCAGGGGCCGTCAGCCTCTTCGACGTAACAGACAACCGGCATATCAGCTACCGAGTCGTCAGCAGCGATGGCCCCTTGGAGCCATTTCAGCAGTTCACCAGCGTTCATTTCAGTGACTCCTCTTTAATGTGTTGCAACAGGTCGGCAAGCCGCTTAAGGTCTTCGAGATTGAATTCCCCGTCGAGTTCAACGGTTGCCTGGGCATTCATCGGATACCAGTTGAAGTAGCAGTACCCGCCAAAGGAGCAAGGCCCCTCCTTGATGGAGTCGTTAGCGTTTTTGCAGTAGTTCTGCTTATTCATCTGCCACCTCCACACTTTGCATGCCCTTGCTACGTTCCAACCACTTCTGGTAGAGAGGAGCAAATGAGGGCGCCTGCCCCGCCTTCAAGGGCAAGTTTCGGTTCTTGACATCGGCGTTAGCCTCGGCGGTTGACCAAAAGAACTTGTCGACATCCTTCTTCGTCAGCACTACATCGCTGAATAAGGGGGGGATTGTTCCGGCAATGGCTTTTCCGAGGGTACTGACGGTGAGCTTGACCCCTCCCAACACCAAGTCGGTCTCCCTCTCAACGTGCGCGATAAGTACGAAATGGCATCGGCAACCATCGGTGAGTTTTCGAAGGAGAGACATAACATATGATTGGGCAACGCCCCAGTCCGTTTGAGTTCTTTCCGCTCTTCCTCCGATGACAAGTTGCATCGCAAAATTATTAAGTCCGGTGAGACCGTCAACGACCACCACTCGATCTGTTCCCCAGGTGTCAGCCGGTCCAAATTTTTCACCAGTTCTGTTATCTGTGAAGTCGTTGAGGGAAGTAAGGAGTTGAAGGTAGCCATCGTACTTGGAGCGCTTGGGGTCGGCCATCTTCATGACTGAGTCGTGGGGGAGCGTGTTGGTGCGCTTCGCCGCGTCGAACAGGTCCATGAAAGAGGCTTTGGGTTGGGAGAGGGCGTGGATGTGGAGATTGTCAGGCACAGGTTGACCCTTATCGGTGTAATAGCCGATAAGAGATTCCGTACCTGATTCCAAAGGGATGTAAAAGACTTCAAGGCCCGTGTCCACGAGGGTCCCAATGGCGTGGGTTTTCCCCGTGCCACTAGCACCCATCAGGATGGTGTTGAAGCCTTCTAGAACTTCGACAGTGTCGGTCATGCTTGCGGTCCTTTGGCTTGGTTGGCCTTCAACCGGCGAAAAACTTCCACGGTGGAGTTGTAGTCCGCGCAGAAGTAGTCCTTGCCCGCGATATGGGTGATGGAGGTGTTGTCATCGTCGCAGGAGGAGGCGGTGTGACACTCCGTCCAGATGAAGGTGACGATGGCGGTGAAGAAGACCGCGAGGAAGAGTTTGAGGGGGATCACAGTTGCTCCTCGATGATCTTGGCGATGTCCTCGAAGGTGTACTTGCCGGAGTCGTTGAGGATAGTCAGGCCGTGCTGGGTAGGCTGGGGGTCCTGGCGCATCTGCGCAATGACAGGGATATCCCGACCAACACGAACATCCTCCAGCCCAACTAGCTTGTAGACAGCCACAGGCGGATAGTTTCTATCGACCTTAAGGTCCCCGCTAAGGAAGTCTACAAACCCGTCCCCTCGGCGGTCGTCACTCCACTCCCCGCCAACCTCGTCCTTAACGATGTCGCAGAGGACGCCTAGGCAGCACATACCCCCGCTTTCTTGCTGAAGGGTAGCGCGGCCCTGGGCATACTTGCCGCTACGAAGGGCGGCGACCCACTTGGCTTTGTATTCAGGGTTCATGCTTGCTCCAGGGAGGCGAGGGCCGCTGCGATTACGGCGTTGGTGATTTCGGCGCCCGAGAGTTGGTCGGGGATATAAAAATTCTCAACTGCGGAACGGCACAAGCGGCCACGGGCGATGGCACGTCCGACCTTCTTGTTGTAGTTGTCGCGGGGCGAGCACTGCGCCAAGGCGAAACGCACTAGCCACTGTTGGCCCTCTTCAGGCAGCAGGTAATAGGCGATGGTAAGGCCGCCGTTGGGGGCCGGGTGGTAGGTGACACTGCCGCCTGCGATGTCGATCCACGCTTCTTGCTCGCGGATATGGACGAACTTGACAGGATCACTCGCCACTTGTTTCGTCTGCGCCGGTTCCGTTACATTCGCGATTGCTGCACGGCACTCATCCAAAAAATCAGCCATCATTTTCTCCTAGAAAATGGCACAAGCGGTTATGTAGAAGAGACTACAGACCGCCAGGAAATGCATAAAAGGTGCCCCATACTTACGTAAGAGCAAGTCGACGAGAATTAGTTCCCCCAGGCAACAGGGGAGGAAGAGGAGGATTTTCACTTAGACGACCTTGATGTTATGCAAGGGCGACCAAGTATTCTCCTCGAACTGCGTGTCCAACCAATTCTGGCGCAGCTTAGGGGGCACGTCACAAATTTGTTTGAACATGCACCCGCCGTACTCGTTGCAGGTTTCGTCGAGTGCGGGTTCCCAATAGCCTGCGGCATAGTCGGCCAACATCCTCTTTACAAGGTGATCGCGGTGCTCGACCCACTGGTCAATTTTCCACGCCGGTTCGTTGACAATGGCTTGGGCGGTCTCGTATTTGGTCTTCAGAATGCTAACACCACGCACGATAACGCCAGCAGGAATAAGGCCCAACTCTCGCATGGCCCATGCGTAACCAATAAACTGAGAACGAAGGTCCCACTGCTTAGACCAAGAAGCGCCAAGGCTAGAAGTAGTTTTATCGTCCTCCGCATAGAGCCCTCCGGCGAAGTTCATGATGCAGTCGGTGCGTCCTGCGTAGAGCAGCGGGGCGCCCGTGTCAGGGTGAATGAAAGGAAGAGGAAGAGCGAAGGACCATTCAACCGCAGGGACGCCAGCCAAAACGGCAATGCGGGCGGGGTCAGTGTCGAGTGGGTATTGATCGAAGTAATACTCCAAGGCGCCACACATACGGTCCAGCGTTTTAGCCGATGTTCCGGGGTCGGCGTCTCCATACTCAGCGATAAGCGCACCAATTCCAGCTTCGAGGCAAAGTTCGGGCGCGTCGCCACGACAATACGCAAGCCGCGCCACTTCCAGGCCTTTAGCATAGGCTCCTCCAGCGGTTAGATGGATAGACTTGCCGCCTGACGGGCCATAGCGCTCGACAGTGGCGAGGTGGAACTTCCGGGGGCAACGGTACTGCGACAGGATAGTCGCATCTAAAACATGGGGAAAAAGTGGACTGTGATTTCCGCTCATAATAAGTGCTTCCAAGAATAACCTTTCACAATCTTGCATATGCAAGACGCATTTACACCGTACTGTTTTGCAAGAGCCTTGCCAGACACGCCCTGTGCGCTCAAATTACGAATTGCCCGCACCTCCTCTTCGGTCAAAACACTACTGCCCGCGCGCTCCCCCCTAGCTTGGCGATTGCGGTCAAGCATATCTTGAATGTTGTCTAGCTGCGTACCCTCTAGTAAGTGGCTGGGATTAACACACCACGGATTGTCGCAAGTATGCCTAAGAACACCCCGAGGCTTTCCTTTATACAGCCACCAAGCCGCTTGATACGCAGGCTTGGTTATGCTGCGGCCTTCCCAATGAAAAGACCCATAGCCATGTTTGTCTAAATACCCCATCCACACCCAACACTCTAAAAAAGGCACTCGCTCTACAAAAGCTTCAAAGCGGTCTTCTTTAAGGCCGGCTACATAACTCATTGCAGGCTCGCTCCGAGGGGGCGCCCGCCGTTGCCCATCTTTTCGAGTTCTTCGAGCAGGTTGAGAGCAACTGCGGCCAGCTTAGCTTCGTCACGCCCCGCCGAAGCGACCATCTTGGCGCCCGCGAAGAAGCCAAGGGAGAAGGTATCCCGCAAGCCAGAGAGGACCTTCAGATCGTCGAGTTTGGTTGCGTCGTCACCGCGCTTGGTGAGGGAGTAGCGGCACAGATTGACGTAGTCCTGAAAGTGCTCGTCCAGGGTTGTGGCGTCAGGATTGGGGGTTGGGATGGTCATGCTTTTGTATCTCCAAGAAAGCCGTTCAAAATCGCATTCCCGTCCACCTTTGCCGCCCGCTTAGCAGGTCTCTTCTCTTCCGTCACTGCGGCTTTGATGCCACGGTCACGGCGAACGAGATCTACGGCTTGGCGGCAGAGGTCACGGGCGCGGTCTTCGGTTGTGTCAGGTTGCGCTAACTCCTGGCGGATCAGTTCCATCGTGGCGCGCGATTCGGGGCTCATTCTCCAGCCCTCGGGGCGAATACGCGGCGGACCAGTTCATCTTCCGCAGGGCCACCACCACCCAGTCGAGACAGGACATTGGCGGCTTGGCCGAGGGCTTTGACAAGGACTTGGAGGTCCTCTACAGAGACGGAAACCTTACCCCCCACATTCTTCTCGTGAACGGTCGACGCCAACAGGAGGGCGACAGCGTCCCCCAATGCGACCATTGCTTGATAAGCGCCGCTTTCTTTCTCTTCACTCGGTGACATCTCTACTCCTTACTTGGTTAGACTACTGGGCTTGAATGACGGCGCTAGGTAGGCGTTCCACCCTCCTAG